CGCTCGGCATTGTTCGACGCAGCGATTTCCGCTGACGCTTGCTTGTCGTGTGCACGTCCTTGCCACTTCGATATGTTCACAGTCACAAGCATTGCGCTTGATGAAAGTGTTGCGATGTTGTTAGCCAACTGACTAACGTATAGTTCATCTCTGTTTTGCATATTCATTTTATTTCTCCTTCTGCCTAACGGCTCTTTTGATTGAGGTGCTTTAGTTCCTCTTTGTTTGTGACACGTGTGTAGTGTCCTTTAGGGGTTGGTACGATACACCAACCCAATCTCTCTTCTTGTGCGTGTGTGTCTCCACACGACAGGCAATGTGGGTAGCCTAGTTCGGCTCGTTTATCTGGAAACCAATCTCCACATTCTATGCAGTAACTCATTACTGGTTCTCCCTCTGGATCTTCTCCATTGCTGCTTTTATGAAGTATGCGTGAGCAATTTGTTCGGCTGTAATACCACATGAATATGCGTGACTGCTCGGTGTGGCAGTTTCACGGTTCACACTGTGAAGATCACCAGACTCGTCTGTGATTGCGAAAGGCCATGTGTCGGCAAGTCCAACGACCCCTTCACTCTCGATGACGAGAGTATCACCAGTCTTGATCTTGTCGTTCCATTGGCAAGCATCATACGCTTCGCCAGTGCTATCAAATAGATGAGCTTTGTTGATCCCATCTTCTGCAATTAAAGTTGAATAATCCATTGTTTTCTCCTTTGGTGTTAGTCGACTGACTAACGGTTGATTTTAGTTGTCTGCCCATCGGTTGCAGACGTGAGGGTTGCGCTTGTCAACAGCGCGGAATGTAGCCTGCGGATCGTAGCTTGCAGGCATACGCGAAACGAGCCAACGCATACCTGTCTCATAGACGCGAGGCGCACCGTTTTCGGCGATGTAAGCGGCAATCAGATCGTCGTCGCTGTCGGTGTTAGTTGGCTGACTAACCATGTGGTCTCCTTTGTTGTTTGTTGTTAGATTTCTTAGTTTGTAGTTATACTATACCATATATATCTATAAATGTCAAGGTTTAGAGAAACTTATTTTCCTGTGATTAAACATAGCTAAACGTGGTATGTTACCTATTTGTGAGTTCATGTGTACGCATATGTGTGTGATATTGTGGGGGGTGGCGTAGCTGCTGCTGCGTTAGTCAGGTGGCTAACTATCTGTAAATAAACGAATGTTACCGTGTTACTTTTTGGTTTCGTGCCATGTTTCCTCTTAAGTCATTGAAAATAAAGGAATGTTACCATGTTACTTTTTTTGAGGGCTACGAAGAGGTTTGTGTGAGGTTAAGTTTGGAATACCAAAAAGAGGGGGAGACGAATTGTTCTCAAGTAATATTTTTAAGGAAACATAGGAAACATTGGTAACAATCGTTTAAAATCAATAACTTAAAAAGTAACAATTTGCAGACCAAAAAGAAACACGGTAACAATCGTTTAAAATCAATAACTTGCGTATTGCTGATTGGGAACTGGCATTGCTCATGGCTTGTTAGTCACGTGACTAACTGTATGTATACGTGTCTATGCGTGGCTATGTGTTAGTTATCTGACTAACGACCTTGCGTTGTGCTGCTCGGGAACTGGCATAATTGTATGTGTGTGACGTGCGACTGGCGTGGTGCTGCTCGGGAACTGGCATAATTTGCTGCGCCGAAAGCAAAGCATAATTTGACGAAAATTTAGGCACAAAAAAAGCCCCGAAGCCGAAGCCTCGGGGCAATGTAATTATTTCTGGGTCAAGTGATCTTGTGCGGTTTGTAAACCGAGTGTGATCGAAACGATATCCAGATCGGCAATGCTTTGATCTTTTTCTGGATCAAGCTTTTTGATGCGCTTTAGAGCCGACGCAATATCTTTAGCAAGCAATGTGAATTGATCACTTGTTGCCTTTTTTGCGCCAGTCTTTTTAGGCGCGGCACGATTTACTTTTTTGTAAAGATTAGTTGCCAGATCCCTGATCCAAGATTGCCAATGCTGTTTTTTCTTGGTAACAGCTTGCATTTTACCATTATGTACAACGGTAAATTCGCGTTCAGCTTTACCCGCTATCTCTTCGTCGGTCACGAAATCCAGAATAGCTTGTGGATCTTGTGCATTTACTGGCAAGAGTAAATTCATAGTGACAAAGTTACGAATATCAATATGACGCCCGTCAATCGGTCCAAGACCACCAGTAGGGCTTCTGAGATATTCAAAGCTAATACCGCGCTTTTCAAGCATGGCAATAAATCCATGCCATCCCTTTTCAGCTTTATTAGCCGCGCTTTCAGCTTTAGCTTGCAAGCCCATTGCCACAGTTAGAATTTCGATTTCGTTGGTTTCGAAATCGGCGAAAGTCGAATTTTTAATAGCCATTGTTTTTACCTTTCAATGGATCGGCGGAAAACATTGTGTCTCGCTAGTCCCGATAAGTTATTTATAGCACGCGATTGTTAGTCATGTAACTAATATAGAGACGTTTACATAAGATTAGTTACGTTTGACTAACCGTTAGTCACGTGACTAACACTTGCTTGACCCCCACCTACCCCCATCCCCCCCTGTACGCGCATGCGTGTGTACTGTTATATAATACTATTCTGCACAAATAATTTCATTTTCTACGAGTTTTAGTACCCCCCACCCCTTTTCGGCGTAGTCCCTACCCCACCCCCCTTACATATTCAAAAAATAGAATAGGAGTCCCAGATTGATATATTAAAAAAATTTTCTATAATAAAACAAACAAGGTGGGACTACACATGACATTACATATCGAACCAGAGCCTGACATACCGATCAAAACAACGCCGATTCAGCATGAGTTAGATGATTTGCAAGACCGCACCGAAGCCGCTGCCGAAACGGTAAACTTCCTGTCTGAGTATGGGTTGCAGGTAGATATAAACAACGAAGCTAAAGATACGGCATCTGCATTGACTACAGCATATGCAGAAGATCCGAAGAAAACATCGTCAGTGGCAACGACAAAACGTGTGGCACGGATGACCCCCGCCGAGATCGTATTGGCAAATGATATGCTCAAGAAGTTTAGTCACAGGGTTGTACAGGACGCAGCCGACGTGAGAAACTTTGTGACAAACAAACTGATTCTTGAGAGCGACAACGCCGATTCCCGTATACGAGTTCGTGCGTTAGAGTTGTTGGGTAAGATAGGAGATGTGGGTTTGTTTACAGAAAAGACAGAAGTTACTGTTACACATCAGTCTACAGATGAGTTACGTGAGCAGCTACGTGAGAAGTTATCTAAGATGGTTGAGGTCATAGATGACATTGACTACGAAGATATAACAGATGATGGCCCAATAGACGTGGATAAAGAGCTTGGACTCTCAAATGTTGAAAGTAACTAAAGCCGAATACGAAGAAATGTTGGTTATGTTAGACTCGTCTAGCGAGACATCGCTGCTGTCTCTGGACAAGATGATTCGCAAGTTAGAGGAAGAAGATACTCTACAGAAGACAAGAGATGACTTGATAGAGTTCTGCAAGAAGATGCAGCCCGACTACAAAGTTGGTAGGCATCACAGGATACTGGCAGATCAGCTCATGGCACTGGAGGATGGGAGTAAGGACAGAGTCTGTGTCAACATCCCGCCACGTCACGGCAAGTCGCAGCTCGTAAGTATATTTTATCCCGCTTGGTTTCTTGGGCGTAACCCAGATAAAAAGGTGATGATGGTGTCACACACCACAGACTTAGCGGTAGACTTCGGGCGTAAGGTAAGAAACCTGATCGCTACTGAAGCATATAACGAGATATTTCCAGAAGTTGCCCTTGCGGTGGACAGTAAGTCGGCAGGTAGATGGAACACAAACTTTGGAGGTGAGTATTTTGCGTGTGGTATTGGTTCTGCTCTTGCAGGTAGGGGCGCTGACCTCCTGCTCGTCGATGACCCCCATTCTGAACAAGATGTCATTAACGGAAACTTCTCTGTGTTTGAGAAAGCATATGAATGGTTTACCTTTGGTGCACGTACCCGTCTTATGCCAGGTGGTCGAGTAGCTATTGTACAGACACGTTGGCACATGGATGACCTTACGGGGCGTGTGACCAACGATATGGTGAAGAATGAGATGGCGGATCAGTACGAAATCGTAGAGTTTCCCGCCCTCTTGGACGCTGAAGACGTTGATGGCAAGCCGATTATGAAGCCATTGTGGCCTGAGTTCTTTGATTTGGCGGCTTTGGAGCGCACAAAAGCCTCTATGCCTGCATTTCAGTGGAACTCACAGTACCAACAGAAGCCTACAGCCGAAGAAGCGTCGATAGTTAAGCGAGAATGGTGGGGAATATGGCCTCATGACCAACCTCCGCACGTAGAATACGTGATTATGTCGCTTGATGCAGCCGCAGAAAAGCATAATCGCGCCGATTACACCGCGTTAACCACGTGGGGTGTGTTTTTTAACGAGAATGAGAACGCACACCACCTGATTTTGCTAGATTCTATCAAAAAACGGCTAGAATTTCCCGAATTGAAGCAACTTTCTATGGATGAGTACACAAAATGGGAGCCAGATGCGTTTATTGTGGAGAAAAAGTCCGCAGGTACGGCGATTTATCAGGAAATGAGGCGTATGGGACTGCCTGTGCAGGAGTATACACCCCACCGTGGCACGGGTGATAAGCTTGCAAGGCTTAATTCTGTGGCAGATATCATTGCATCGGGTATGGCATGGGTTCCATCCACTCGTTGGGCTGATGAGTTAGTCGAAGAGATAGCGGGATTCCCGTTTATGTCTAACGATGACCTTGTTGATAGCACGGTTATGGCGTTATTGCGCTTTCGTCAGGGTGGATTTATTCGTCTTCCAACTGACGAGTGGGAGGATGAGGCTCCTTATTACCATAAACGCGAGTATTACTAGCAAATTTAATTGCTATACGTCTGTCCCTACACAGGACAACAACTTTACCTGCGTCATCGTACACTACCCAACGGCGATGTTTCGTTTCCATTATCTTCAACGCTCTATTTTAATACACACAACCTTGGAGTTCTGGTTTGTGACTAAAACTTTAGCTTCTTTTTGAGCCTCTTTGCAGGCTTCCTCACTTGAGTAGCTACCCACATGGTAATGGTCAAAACTTCCGCTGACTACCTGTAACCATAATAAAACCCACATCTAGGTAGTCGCAACAAACATATAAACAAATGGAGATGCTGCTACAAACATTAAAAATAAAATATGTAATACTACTTTCATTACCACCTTCCTTGCCATTTACCCAAAATATAAAAAAGTAAAAATAAAAGTCCGCCACCAATGCAGAATATGACCGCTCCAATAGCGAAGTTAATCATAGCATCTATACGTTCTTGCTTTTTGTATAGCTCATCCTTGCGTTGTTTACGCATCCTTGCCTCAATAGCTAGAACTTCTTTCCAAGCACTAGGCCCATAGGTGAAGCTGATGTGGTCTTTTATCTCAGATCGCATCTGCTCCATTTTCTTTTTATTAGCAAAGATTTCTAAAGCGGTTTCTTCGTCAGACCCCTTAAAAGTCTGTTTCCACCAAGGTGGATTCTTTTCTCGTTCTTCTAGGTTGGAGAAGTCAGAAAAAGCTTTGCCCCACTGGCTCAAAGTTCCCGTCATATCTTGGATATCTTTACCCGTACTTATAGCTGCACGTAAAGTCTTATACGCCCCTGTCGCTAAAGCCACACAACTTACTGGATCGATGGTTACACCCCACCTGAACGTCTCCCTGCACTCAGACCTTTTCTGCTAATTTGTCTATTTTTCCTTCTAATCTAACCAGATGGTCTACCACCCTAGACAGCTCTGATTGATGATCTTCACGCTTAATATAGTTCTCACGGGTCATGTTTAGCAAGATGTTGAGTCGTTTTAGCTCACTATTCATCTGGCTAATCCACCATGCCATAGGTGCTACGATTAACGTAACAACAATATTCCATATCAT